GCTTAATATAGACTAGGGTTGGAACGACCCGATGTGAGGCTCGTGGAGGTAGTAGGTTACGAGGCTGATGAAGCGAGAATCTCCACCTTCTAAGCGAAGCGTAAGGTGGAGAAGTTCAACTTTAATGCTGCGTGGCCCCCGAAACCGACCAGTGTATTTATTATAGCCTGGACTAATTGTTGCAGACAATAGCCAGATGGGTGCTCAAAGAAAAACCCCCGCCAGTTGGCGAGGGTTTTCTTTGTACTGCTACTTGGGCTGGACAGTGACCGCGATGTAGTCCTCGCCACCGCTTACGCTGACGTACTCGTTGCAGCCACCTTGGTCGTCGGGTATCACGTTGTAGCCGCGGGCCTCCACTTCGTCAATGGCTATCCGCACTGCGGTTTTTGGATCGCCGACCGGGATAACGAGCTGAAATCGCTCGACAGGCTCGAAGTTCTGAAATCGATGGCCATCCGCGCTCTCGACAGTCTCGGTGGTTTCCAGCACCACTACCTCCACCACAGTGTTGGGCCCGTGCTCATAAACTCCAGGCCGACCGATGATATTCGCCTTCTCCGCGCATTCGGGGCAGTAGAAGTAGGGTTCCTCTCCCCGAATCTCAAGCCAGTAGCCCTCCGTATAATCGCAATCACATCCAAAACACCTGAATCCACCAACCATGTTTTGACCCTCCTTTTTTTGTCTAAACAGTTCCAAGGCCCCCCTGATTACTTCGGCCTGCGCTGCCCTGTTCTCGTAACAGTAGCGGCGTAGCCACTCGTACTGTTCTTTGGTTATTCTTACATGAATTGATTCGTACATTTTACTGCCCTCCTATACAGTTGTGACCGCAGCCGGAATCCGGCTCCCGCATTACTGCCGGGGATTATTCCCCCGGTCAGTCTGCAATTGGCCGCCGGAAATTACCGGCCGCAATAATCCTCATATACCTTCTCACCGTCGTTATCATAGACGGCGATGTGAACACTATCATATCCGAAGCCTCCAACGTCAACGTAGTAACCAAAGCCGGTTACTACATCTTTGCCGACCGCGATCGGATCAAGGGTGGCTGGCTCGCCGACCACCACATAACGGCGCAGTGTAGCGCCGGCCTCGTCCATCTGTTCCGGAGACAGATCCTGCCCCCGCAATTCCGGTGGTAGATTGGGCATATCTACCACTGTGACAGATAAGGCAACGCTAGCAAGGTGTAGCGGCAGATTGCCGATAACATCTTTCCCCCTTACATCGTCCTCGGTGGCGTGGGCGATAACCTCACCTTCAATGCCTCTTAGCCGCAGCCACTCTACTAGGCCCTGGTGCCTAGTAACAATGACACGGCCGTACTTAATCGGGTGACCGGACTTGATTAGTGGCCAAATCCGTTCAAACTGGGTGTGGGTTGCGCACCCGTGGTCATGCTCATTGATTACATGGATGCGCAGCTGCTCAGTGGGATTCCAAAACCCACTAGTTTTTGAAAGTCCGTCCTGGAAAGTGTATTTGACACGTTTGTCAAACACTCGCCCGCAATACGGGCAGACGGCTGATTCAGATGCTGGCCCCTGGATCTCTGTAACTAAATTAGGATAATTAATTCTATACAACATTTTTTCTCCTCCTTTTGATTTGCAAGCCTTATCTTTGTCTATATTGTACCACGATACCGCGGTATCGTCAAGGGTATTCCAAAAATTTGTTTGTTGGGTTAAAACCCGTATAGCAGGCTTTTTGTATCCCCGCATAAAGTTTATATTTTCTGACTTTTTGGGGGCACAAAAAAAGACCCCGGATTTCTCCGGGGCCTAAAATCTAATCCGCAATCTTACGCCTGCCGACCATTGACCATCAGGTTTCAATTCGCCGCCCACCTGAAGCCGGGCATCGTCTGACAGTTTGACAGCCATCTTGGCACCGATGCCGCCGGCTGTCAGCCCATACTCAACCGGGCCCAAGTGCTGGGTTGTGATCAGGTAGGGTTTGCAAGCTTCTCCACCTCACCTGCGACCTTGCTTTGCTTGAGCTCTAGCACCTTTGCTTCCAGCAGTGCCGTCAGCCAGTCTTCCACCGGTCCGACGGCCGCCTTAAGCGTATCAAGCGCACCCACACTAATGCTATTCAAAAATATTTCCTTGGCCGCCTCTAGAGCCAACCGCTTTTCGTCATCTGTTAATTTTCCATCCTCAGCCGCTTTCCTGAACTTGTCCACTAAAGTCTGCTGCACCGCCTTAACCGCATTTGCCGCCTGATACTCGGCTTCGACCAAGGCCGCCTGCACCGAGTCCCTTGCCGCCTTATGCTTGATCTCCTGTGCCTTAGCCTGGAGATACGCTATCCCAAGACCGATAAGAGCGGTGATTAGCAAACCAATCAACGGGATGAGGATCTCAATCAGGCTAACAACAAATCTTTCCCACATGATAATCCTCCTTTAATTTGTGTAATCTTCACCCGTCCTCATCATCTCCACAAGCCGGCGTGCTCTGGTGCCGACTTGATGATACCAAGCACTGTCCACCATTTCGGTAGCAGCTGCCTTGTAGTCACCCCGGGCCAGGGCAGCGATCATCTTTTTGAAGCCCCGGAAGCGGGTGGGGCCGAGGTTGTACCGCATGTCGATGACTACCTTCCGGCGGATAGGGTCAAGCGCCTCGAACCAGTCGAAGTTCTTGAGGTCCTGGACTGCATCCTCGATGTCTCGACGCAAAAGAAAAAGCGCCTCATCTTTCGTGATCCCGCGCTTTTTCAGAAGTTCTATCACTTCTTGTTTGCTGTAATCGTCCCTGCCGAAGATAAACTTCTGCTCGGTACCGGTCAACCCTTTGCTTTCGAGGTTTCGTCCTACGCCTATAGTCCAATACCCAGCAGGACAAATGTACGGCTCAAGCCGCAACCCTTCGTGTAATATCAACTGGTCTTCAATGGATCTCATTGTTTGTATCCTCCTTTTTGAGCCTAGCGAGAGCATCCAGCAAGCTCTTTGGTATCGGCACCCCAATTTCTGCGAGATTCTCGGTGATTGAGATTCCCTCGTTCCCGATCAAGTACCATATCACCGCTGTTTGGAGGACGGGAGCATCCATGCCTGTGCCTTTGTCCAGCAGATGAGTGAGAGCTACCAGAGCGAAAAAGCATACTTTCTTGATAATCCCCCTGGTGCTGATTCGGCTATCAAGCCTCTTGCCTACAAATGCGGCACCCAGACCAGTTAAATAATCAATGGTAACAACCGCAACCAGTATCTGCAATGGCAAACTCCACCCTCCAAATAAAAAGTGGAGCATTGTAGCTCCTGCTGCAAGTGTCGATTTGATAAGCCCGTTATTTTCCATAATCGCCCTCCTTAGTTTAGTTTAGGCATAAAAATAACCCTATCGGTCGATAGAGTCCTCCCCTTTCAATATTTTTAGCATTTCTTTGTTTTCTTCTAGTTTCACCTTCAATTGCTCATACTCCCGGTAGTTTTTGATGTTTGCCTGTTTATGTTCTTCTGCCCGGTCAATAACCTTTTGAATTTCCCTTTGATCCACCTCCGTTTCTTGCATTTCGGCAATTAGCTCTGATAACTCTTCAAATTTCAGCTTAGCTTCGATAGCCGCGTTACCCACAGCTACCAGCTTTGCTTCCTGCACTGCAATTCTTGCTTCAAGCAATTCTATTGCTGATTTCTTTTCTGCTTTTTTACTCAAGTTACCAACTCCTTTATGTTATTTTATTGGTAGGCAGGCATTAAAATCTGCCCCTTTACTCAAATATACCTGTTTCGCTGTATTTGTAAATAAATTGTCAACCATTAGATATACTCTGAACCGCTGCCTATTGTCAAATAAATATAAATATGGTAAATTTAACATATAAAATATCAACAAAGGAAGTGATCGGCATGAAACGACTGCCAATCATACTGCTGATAGTAATGCTGTTTGTCGGTTGCATCGGTGCCGAGCGGCCCGTCTATGACGGTAGCCCAACTGTGCTTAACGTGGTGGTTAAGCGTAATACTGTACAGGCACTGGCCGAAGGTGAACCAGAAAATACTGTACAGGCACTGGCCGAAGGTGAACCAGAAGAAGGTGAACCAGAAGTCGTAAAAGTACGTATCTGGAAGACAAATGAGCAAGGGCAAGTTATCTATTCCGTCATACGGGATGTTCCCCTCGATGAAATTGTATCCACCGAAGAAAGATATACATTATCAGAAGTTGTACCTGCCGATAAAAAGTATAAAGTTACAGCCTTTTATGTCCAAGAAGGTACGTTTGAAATAGACGAAACAACAGTAAACGTGCCAGCCGATAAAGTAACTACTACGAACCTTACATTGAAAGATTTGAGTTATTTACTAGATGTTCCTGAGAAAGTTTATAGTGGTGGTTCAACAGAGCAGTTCAAACTATTACCTTCAGAATTTGGAGATGCTCTGCATTACCAAGTATATTTAGCGTTAGCACCTTGGAACAGAAACGGTAGAAACTACGTTCCATACTTAGAATGGTTAGCATGGTCTACTACATCGTGGAAGGGAGCGAATCGGTTTTTTCCAGAAGTTAATGAGCCGGTTAAGTTATACTATCAGTTCAGCATAACGTACAACGCACAAGTCTATAACCCTTTTTCATACTTCCCGAACCTTGCAAGTGGCGAAGAATTGCCTTATATATGGTTATTCCCTTCGCCTGATTGGGAAGATCAACAATAAATAGCAACCGTCACTGTGTTTAGTGACGGTCTTTTTTATCCTTTGTCAAACACAAAGTATGTTAAACTCATTCCCGATGGCACGTTCGCTGGATTCGGATCAGTAATCAAGTTTCCGTTGGCGTATAGGTATTTATCATTTGCCCGGTAACCGGCATTATTCAATCCTGTTCTTGCGTAAACGTCAATAGTGTTACCTAAAAAATCTTCGTAACTTTCGTATTCTCCCGCTCCTCTAATCCTCATTGCCCAAATTCCCTTGCTAGGTAAAGTTATATCCCAGTTAAGAACACCCTCGCCATAATGAGTAAAAGTTGCGCTGTTTACATTCTGCCAATTTATGGGTTGTCCGTTGCTATCAAATTGGTTTGTAATGTCCAACCATAATCTAGCACCTTCGTTAATTGGCGGGTAACCAAAAATGGGCATTCCCACGTAATAGATTTCCCACATCGGTCTGACAACAAATAAATCTGTTTCCACACCTCTTTTACCGGCTGTCAATGTTGTTGGTAAAATCAGTTCCCACGATGAGGTTGTCATAGCTCTACTACCAAGAGAATTGATGGAGCTTCTAATTACCGATTTGCCTTTTAAAGTAAAGATTTTAGGGTTAGTCGGATCTCTTTCCGCATCTACAAAAATTGAAACGACTCCCGGTTCCGCGGTAGTGTTTGTGGTTATTTCCTTTGGGATAACCAATATTTGCGGGTCTGCTAGGTCGGTGTAGCTGCTAAGATCTATACGGTCCTCATCGAATCCTGTGCTTACTAGTATCAATCTCGGATACCCTCGCAAAAATATACCTGATTTTTCTCCCCAAATTCCCTTTGTTCCGGCAGGCAATGTCCCGTTACCCCATGGTTTACCACTTATATCACCTATACGTATCTTGCCGTCTGCAAACTCGCCAGATGAGCCTGATATATCACCTTGAAAATACCCATCTACCGTATATAGCCCATATGTTCCTTGTGGTATAACTCCACCCTGCCAAGGCAATCCTTGTAAGTTGCCGATTGCTACTTTTGTTTCTTTTGGTGCGGATTCAGAAAGATAACTGATTTCCAAATATGGTCTTTCAGCCTCAGCTGCCCTTGATGACGACATTATTAGTATAGATAATGTGCTAGGAAACCTCAGCCTTACTCCATAGTTCGGATATGAGCCAGATAGCCAGTCTTTTACTATCTCTGTTATGTCTATTCCTATAAATTTTCCGGGCTGTAAAAGCTCAATCTGCGAATCTAATGGTATAACACGCTGCCGGCTAGATGGTTTATTGTTATGTGTTAGTGTTTTGTAATCCCAGTCACTTCCAACAGCCGCAATTTCAAAAGATCCAGAAGACCATTCTGTGTCTAAAGTGACGCCCCGCACGTAGAGCCAAATAGTTGCTTTCTCAACTGCGATTATATCGCTAGGCAATGGTATTTTCATAAAAGTTTCAGAAGCATACTCCCCAGCCATCAGAACATCGCTTGTTGAAAAATTCTGTTCTGCAGTAGGCCCCCACCCTGAAGTATACGTATCCTCTGTAATGTTAATTATTTGCTTTGGATTACCCTTTACAACAACCCTATTATCCCCTAATTCAATGTTATCTCCTACATATATACGTTGTGCATCTATTTTTAGTATATCGGCTTCATCAAAAAATCCAGCTTCGGCTTTAAGGAGTAAGGTTTTTATTTCATCAGCTTCTATGTGCTTGGCTAATATAGAACCTTCTGCTATCATATCCCCCACAAGGTATGCTTTACCATCTATTACTGTGAATACGTTTTGCTTACCTGTAGGTGTCGCTACACTAAACTTATCGGCAACTATCGCAAATTCTGAAATGTTGTTATCATCAAAGACTAGTCCCACGCCTGCAACGTTGCCATCAGCATTTAATTTTACTGTCCATTGATCGGCTAGGAGCGCCATTTGACCCACCAAGCCTGATTCATTATCTCCAACTGTTTGGATTATTGCGTCAAGACTTTGGTCAATCTCTTTAATTAAGTCAATGTCTTCACGCAGGGATTTAACTAGGTTGCTTGGCTCGATTATCTCCTCGGGAATGTCCCTGCTGGATAACTGCAGCGATTCAGCCTGTACGGGGCTTGATTCAGCGCCATAACCAAGAATGTCCTTGGCTCTTGCCCGGATTACATAGACGATGCCGGATTCAACTGGATAAGTAAGGGTGCCGGCACCTGATAATGGCACGGTTTCTGTATCGCCGGTATCGGTGTTGGTGATCAACAGATCATACCCGATAATACCATCAGCGCTGACCGGATTAACAGTGATTTTCAAGGCACTAAAAAACGCCTCGACTGTCACTGGGTTAGGAGCAGGTGGTGCTTGCAGATCCACGTCCAGCGTGGCATAGTTGTCGCTGTATTCGCCGGCGCTGTTTAGAGAACGCATATACAGCGTCATTTGCCTATCCCAAGGCATAATCACCGCCTGATGATCGTAACCACGGAACAAAATGCCGTCAGAATCGCCCCAGTTGAGATTTGACCGGATTTCATAATCAGTAGCATCGGCCGCTTTCTTCCATGTTAGCAAAAGCCCATCCTTTGTGAGACGATAGTTGCCCCACACCGGATCAGCAGGTATCGGTGGGGTGTATCCATCTTTGCCAGGCGGTCCAGGCGGGCCTTGCTTCTTTGGATCACCAGGGCTTCCGGGCCTGGTTTCCATGTCTAGCCACTTTCTTTTAGCACCAACTACCCTAGTGGTCGCAATGACCTCTGTGCGAAATCTTGCGTCCTCCCCAAACCTTAAGCTATGACGGATGTTTTGAACAGCGTAAAAATCAGTCGTGCTGCTGATAAGCGGATTTGTAACTGTAAAGGTGCTGAAAATATCTAACCACGGGAAAAATGGTAAAACAAGCCTGTCTGTTGCATTGAGTTCTGATAAGTCCCAAATACACTTTTCACCAAATGCTAACGCCTTTTCCTGCGTATCAATTAGGCTGGTGTCAGCCTCTTCGATTTGCATTGCACGCTTACCGTATTCGTCGATTGATTCTTGGTTTTTAAGTTGAGGGAAATCCCTGTAACTTAACGTCACTCTTTCGCCTGTTTCCTTATCTCGGTAAGACAAAGTTAAGGCATTTCTTATGTCTGCGTCTCCGATGTCTAAACTTTCTTGATAAAAATCATCTTCCCAATCAAAGTGAAAATCTGCAACATCTTTGCTTCTTGGTGGTTCGATGAAGGTTAAAGCGTAACTCGTTCCATTCCACCTGTATCCAAGGAACCACCCCATCTGCTTGGCCACGTTTTGGATAGCGTCCCACACCGAAACGTACTCCACTTTCATCTCGTCAAAGGTGATCCCGCTGGGAACAGGGCAGTACAGTTGTGGCGGATTTTCAACGTAATCATTGATAATCGCCTGGATAAGGGTTTCTGCTGCCATTGGGCCCGTGTAGGTTTTGGGGGTATCAATGTAAGCGTCTTGCAGACGTTTGGACTTATCCCTACAATGCACTGTAACCCTATGCGGCTCTGTGGTGATATTGTCGCCCAGGTAGCCCTCAAACAGAGTAATCCAGTTGTTAGGTGCCATTCCTGGTGCGGTTACCGCGACTTGGAACACCACTCCCCGATAAGGCCACAATAAAGGTTCCCACTCACCGGCAACCACGTTCCAATCGCTCTGTTTGTCACGTGGCGCGAAGCTGCGTCGTGCCCACTTGCCGGCGCCAATTATTGCGGTTAAGTCCACACCATCTTCGGTGTCCCCCAACACTTTCTCGCTGTCCCCTAATAAGGTATCTGTGTCCCAGTATTGCACGTGCTGTCCATCGTTGCGGAGTGAAAATGTGAGAGTGCGGACTCCAATATCGGCGCCGGTTCCGGTGCCTAAGTCCTCAATGCTGCCTAGCTCAACTTCCGCCGCTTCCAGATAAGGTGTTACATCAACCCGCCCGCTGGGGCGTATAATTTCAAGTTTGGCATGTATCTGGCGGTTGGTTGGTATCACGATATCACCTCCAATCACTAAAGGGAGTGGAAAACCCACCCCCTAAAAGTCCAACTATATTGCTCTATTGCTGCGTTTTGAGGTACTCAAAAAACAGCTTTAGCCCCTCTGATTCAGTAGCTTGGATACACTCGTCTAGGTTTTTACAATGCCCGAAATTATCTTGTAAAAAACCAACAGATGTTACCCCAGTTAGCCACTGTCCATCTATAAGCCCCGCAAATGGGTTGAGAATCATTCCCTCTTCGACCTGTTTGAAATTATTGAAGTTCATACGTACCATAGCCCCCTCGCAATTGCATAGCTTTGGTCTATGTCAGAAAGATTGCTAATCCTATATTCTATGATCCGGTTAGCAGATAATGCTTTTTTAGGCATTGCTATTATCACTTTCCCTTCCGATGGGAGGTTGGTATCAAAATATATGCTAGAGTATCCTGGGATAGTTGCTACCCTTTCTATAACGCGAAGCCTAAAATTATGAGGCGTTTTTGCATTTACTACTACTGATAGGGCTACTGCTGCTAATTTGTTGTTATCTGTATAAGCGATTACTTCAGAGCCTGGTGTAACTATCACATCTCTTGCGACTTCTCCTTGCTCAACTGTAGTGCCAGATAGTTGAACTCTCAGATCGCCACTTTCCGTAACGTTCGCATATATAACTTTACCCGACGGGTCTTTACCTTGAATTAGCATTGTCCATCGCCCCCTTAGATGTATTTTGAGTTTATTGAAGGGGTTCTCTCCCCTTTCTCGTGTTTTACTAACTTCTCTGTCAAAAACTAAAGTGTAAGTATATTGCTCTATTCCTCTACTTCTTCATCTTCGGTGTAGCCATAAATAACGGCATCCCTACGCCAGACTGCGACCCTTTCGACCTCTTGCCCTTGTTCATCAAGCAAAACCCTGTCACTCCAGTATTCCCAACCTTCTCCTTTGGGTTTGATGGATTTGCTAGCAGTCTCTGTATAACTATAGTTTACCATGATATTCCCCCCCTATCTGAACCACTCTACAACTAAATCACAATCAACACCCTGCCCCGCGTTGAAACTGCCTTGAATATTTATCGAAAACACATACCCATCGTGCACTGGCAAGCCAACCATCAATATCAACCCGCCCTCCCCCACTACCTCCTGCAAAGCAACGCTATTATCCAATATGATATTGCTTTCTAACCCAGGGAACCACAAACATGTATGGACGTGGTTGGTTGACCGGTATCTGGTACGTATATTTCTAAAAACCCGTGTAATACCAGGCCCACTGGTGAGACGATGAGAAATGGACAGCCGAACCCCTTCATCGGCTCCAAACGTGCCGGTGATGCCGTAAACTTGTAATTTAGCTACAAATCCCCTCGCCTCAACGGGCGGAGTTATAAAACCTGAATCTTGGCTAGTGGTCCGTACACCGCGAGTTATAACCGTTTCTTTTTTTATAATATTAGGGCCAGATAGTTGGGCTTTTTGATCGCCCGAAAGCTGGTTAGCCTTGATCTCCTGGAGCTCCGCTTTGACAAGTGCGAGCTCGCTTTGCACCATCTCCAGCTTGGTCTTAATGTCGGCAGTATTTACGTCCTTAACGTCCACAGGATCTTCCGGACTAATTGGTCGAGTATGAGGCCGCCAAAGCAAATTGCCCAATCGTATAACTGCCACTTAAATCACCTCTCCTATACTGGTGATAATATTTAACCACCCTTGATCAGCTGTGTATCTATGCCCGTTTACATCTATGAGCAGTAACTCATAGATGTAGAGCCCTGCCGGTAGATCAGTATCATCGGCAGTTAGTTCAATTGCGATTTTCCCCTCTATCGGCTCGGTTTTGGCTACCGTCTTTGTGATCATTATCTCTCGCTGATTAGGGTATTTGCTGACAATAAATGTTACATCTGCGTCCGCTACATTGATAGGGGTATCCGTTTCATCTACCAGCTTGAACGGTATCAGCCTATCGTTACGCTGGTATATGCTAATCATGTTGCCCCCTCCTAACTAAACGTACAACTCTCAGAGGTTCTACACTGCCTAAACGTATAACTCTCAGAGGCTCCACACTGCGGACTTGCTGGAGCGGATGGCCGAGTATTGCTCTCAGCCCATTAGTAGCCTTATCCTCGCTACTGCCAAGTACATCCTCACTATCTCCTATGATCTTGTCCTCAAGCTCCCTGTCCGCTCTGTAAGCATCAGATTCTAAGTAAATGATAGGCAAGTCTACACTTCCTCCACCGTTATAGTGAGCTGTCTACCATCTTTGTGCCAAGTGCCATCGTCACCAGCACAAGCCACTACCTGCTCCGACACTTCGGTGACCATTGCCGATACGGGCTCGTCCATCCCGTACAACCAGAAAGCACCCTCGGCATAGAGAGTGCTTTCCAGGTGGTACAGGAGGGGGTCAACTCTGTGTTTAGGCACTGGTCGGCAGAGCAGAGTCCATCTGCGTTTGTAGGCGATTGCGTCCTGCCGGAGTTTTCCCCCGGCAGTCCGCGCAGATTCGCCAACCAAAATGTGTTCTATTTGCACGTCGTAAACTCTCGGGATTTCATATCCGTCGAAAGTAGCATACGCCAATCACATCACCCCACTCCGTTGGTGGCTAAGCTCACACGGCGCTGGGTTTCGGCCACGGTGGTCTTTATGACCCGCTTGAGTTCGTCGACACCGTAGATACTGCCGTGGATATGGATTTCCATTTTTGGCTCGGTTACGCGGTCATTTGGCTCTTCATAGGCCATGGTGTGAAGCCCAGGCACAGAATATCCAGCCGCGGCTAGGCGATTAGACACGATCTTGAGGCCCTGCGGTACGTTGCGCATGGCGCCGCTGAGTTCCTTCATGCCATCCGCGACATCGCCCGTCGCTATGCCGAGTTCCTTCAACATCTCGTAGAAGTCTTTGGATGCGTCGGTTATTTTGCTCATTAAGTCAAGAATAGTGTCACGTTCTGCATCGTCCAGCTTCAAGTCAAGCACGGCCCAAGACATTTCCTGGGTTAACTGTTCAATCCACGGACGCACAATGTCGCTTGACATGAATGCTGTAATTAAGGCGTTTCTCACCTGGTCTTCTAGGTTCTGCGAAAATTGGTTCACGAAGTCTTCGTAGGTATCGGCACTAAAAGCCCGCCCCAGCGCATTGGCCACGTCCTGCATAGTGGTGCCGAGCATTTCCTGGATGGCGAGAAAGTCCGTCTTCAGTTTTTCGGTTAGTTCCTCAATTTCGCGTTTAGTGGCGGCCTGCGCGCTCTTGCGTCCGGCCAAACCTCCAAGGAAACCTCCTATAAGCGTCCCCAGTGGTCCGAACACAGAGCCTATAAACGCTCCCGCGCCTGCACCACCTATTGTTGCAAGATCGGACGCCATTACCAGCTTCTGCAACCGTTCCTGGTTCTTCGCGTAGTTCTCAAGGTTGTCAAGTAGTTCAGTCAGGTTCGGGAACAGATCTTTGCGTTGTTGCGGAATGTCGTACCCGCTCAGCAGGTTCGTAAAGGCTTCGGCGAGCATAGTGGCAAGGCTGTTCGCCATTTGCGCTATCATGTTGTCAAAGTCAAACACAATTTGCCTAGTGCCGTCTTCGGTTTCCTGTACGACGTGTTTGATAAGGCGCACTATTTCACTAGCAAACTGCGCCATGTAGCTTTCGGCTTGAGCAAGCCCGTTAGCCAAAGTATTGACGAAGTTATTAATAGGCGAAGACCAGTCGAACTCTTCCATTGCCGCTTCCAAATCCGCCAGCCATTCTTGCCACCATTTGATGTCCACTTTTTCTCCTTCTTCCGGTTCCGGAGGCGTAGGAGGCGTAGTTACCTTCATCTTTTGAACCCAGTCAGTTATTCCTTCATAGAACGATTGGAACTCAGCTTTGATTTTTTCAACTTTTTCTTCACCAACCAGTGCAAGGGCAATTACCTCAATTGCTCGGATAATATACTCAAACAAGGTTGCCAGTCCCTCAAGCAACACATCGGCTATATCGTTGAATATATCCCGCATCCACGACAAGGTTGCCCTGGCCTGCGATACACCTGGTATACTTGGGACGCGTCCTTCCTGGAACCCCGGCACACCCAAGAATTCCAGAATCCCGGTCATTCCTTTGCGTACTGCGTAGGCAGGGATAACAATCTCCTGACCATGCACCACGCCGACAACTTCGTCAACAGGCCTGTTCCCGGTGTAACCACCCTCGGCGAACCCCCTTTTGAGGATCGAACTGTAAGTGCCAACAACAAGGTCGGCATACTTCGGATCCGTCGCGTACCGCCTGCCGCCTACACCGCTAAACAACCCGGCGACAAAGTCCTCGATTGACCGCGCTTTCAAGGCCAGCGGGTAGGAGGTTTCTAGCAGTTTGAGGTACGCATCGATAAACTCTTCAATGTTGTTAAAGGCGGCGAACTGGGCTTCAACCACGACCTCTTTGCCGTTAATCACTTCGCGTGTCAGTTGGGTCACGCTTCCGGCAGGACCCGTGCCCTTAATTCCAGCCAAATTAAATGGCGCGGACAGCGACTTCCCCCAGCCGGTTTCCAGTCCCCATTGAGCAGCAAGAAAACGCCAATCAATCGGGAGCTTCATCTGTGAGAGTTTGTCCTCAAGGTAAGACACAAACTTGTCAATGCCCACGGGGACGGGTTCTACTTCAACCTCAAGGTAAGACACAAACTCTTCAGTGCCCGTGGGGATGGTTTTGTCTACCGCCTCATCGTTAATTAATTGTTTTACTAACCCTATTAGGGATATCCCATGATATTCTGCGATGTCTTCAAATATCGACTCGTACTCGTTTTGGAGCAAGGCTACTAATTTAGATATATCTTCTACAGGTATGCTTCTTAGGTCAATCCCCATCTCTCTCGATAACTCATCGATAGCGTTTTCAATTCGCTCTGTCTCTGATATGAAAGAGTCGACTACATTCATTATTTCATAAACTGCTGTGGGAGAATCTAGAATCTGAAAAGCTTTTTCAAGTGCAACATCTTCGATATGTGGCCAACCATACTGCGGATACATTCCTGCAAGTTCCTTCGCAAACTGCGTAACAGATTCTAAAACGGGGATGGGTTCTACTTCAACCTCAAGGCTGTCTAGGCCTATGGCCTGCTTCAATTCCTCTTCTTCAGGGAGCTTGCTGATCGGCTGCGTTGTTTCGATTCCCAGCCAACCTTTTAGCCAACCAGGGAGTATGCCCACAATTGCGTCTACGAATGCTCTTCCGAGTTCTTTGCCAAAATTGATGATGCTTTTAATGGCGGCGACGGTACCCTTGGCAATGGCGACTCCTATCAACTGACTAATGTCGAATAACAATAAGAAGCCCTCACCAACAAGCTTGGCAAGAGATATGCCTAGTTCAAGCGCGCTTTTCGCGAGGTCCGGAAGCCATTCTGGCGCTTCTGTTACGCCCGGTTCCCATAGCAAGAGTTCTTCCCGAAGTTCAGCAACTTTTGCCCTGGCTTTTCGTAGTCCCTCTGTGCCAAAGTCAAAGGTAAGCCGCAGAATATCCATTAAGGCAATAGGAACAGTAATAGGCTCGCCCAAATCGATCTGACGTATGGACTCTTTGATTGCCTCTACCCAAGCGTCCCGTCCCTCTTTATCTCCGAATACCCATCCGATTGCCCCGGCACCGAGCACCAGGAGGACGCTTGCTATTGCAATCTTCCCTAACACAAGCCCACCCGCGGCTAGCTTGCCTGCCCCTAACGTAATGGCAGCAGACAAAGCCGAATACACAGCAGGGAGGATTTTCCACGCTGCAACCCCCGCTAGGATTGCAAGGGCAATCTTCACAATCGCTGTGTCGGCAAGAAGTTCGATGGTATCCACGACCTTCGTCCCAAACGTGAGTTGATCGTTGGCCCATATCTCACTTAACTTTTGATAAAACGTCTGCAGGGCCTGCGCCCCAGGTATGAGATTAAGACTCTCGATGACCTTCTCGCCAAGGGTTAGTTCTTCGTTGTTCCAAATGGTTTGTAACTGCCGTAGAAATCCGACAAAAGCATTTTCATCGGGATTCAAACCCAGTATAGTAACGACTTTTTCGGCCAATGTGACCGTCGTGTTGATCCACCAAGTGGTGATCGACTCGATAAGTCCAGACACAGACCTGGTAATAATTGATACAGTAGCTAAAGTCTTCTCAGCAAGGGATAGATCATCATCAGTCCATACATCCCAAATCGCTCGAATACTGGGGATAAGATCAGCGATGGTATTAGCTACGATGGATACTGTCTCGATAACCTTTTGTGGCAGAGTGAGTTCATCGCTCGTCCAAACTGCAACAATATCAGCCCAGGCATCACGTACCGCCTGCCCGAAGTCACTAGTCTCCCACCAGGTCGTTAACTCGTTCCACTGGGCGAGAATCGATTCAACAACTTGGCGTGTCTTATCCTGTATCCCGCCTAGGTTCTCGTCCCAGGCTTTCTTCAAGTACCCAATGGCAAGCGCTATCCCTAAAATAGCAAGCACAGGCCCGCTCGTCACCAGGCCAAGAATTATACCGAGGGTAGTGAACCCCTTGATAACCATGGAAATTGCGCCAGCAACAAGTCCGAGCACGGTAATGAAGGATAGTATTGCGCCACCAACAACAGCGACGCGAATGACGTTGTCTTTCATGGCATCATCCAATCCCCGCCAACTGCCAACAAGGTCGCCAATTAGCCAATTGAGTGTCTTCATATAAGGCAGCAAAACATCGCCAAGTTCAACGCTGAAAGCGTGGATGATGTTCTTCGTTAAGTCAAACTGAGCGTTGAAACTCTGCATTTGCTCCGCTTCAATCAGTTCAGCCCAACCTTCACTATCACGCAAACGTTGGGTGTACTGCCTTAAAGCGTCTGCACCCACGTCCAACAACCTAGCCATTGAAGGCCCAGCCCTAAGCCCGAATATGCGCATCACGTCAGCGGCGGTGGCACCGGCTTTGCTCAAATCATCGATAATATCGGCAAGACTACGCAGTTTACCTTCACTCGTTGTAGTCTCCACACCCAAGCGTTTCAAAATTCGGGCAGCAGTATTGGATGGACTGATAAGCCTACTGATAGCACTCTTTAGTGACGTACCAGCAATCGAACCCTGAATACCGGCATTACCGAGCAAAGCGGCAGCGGCGGTAATTTCCTCAAATTCCATTCCCGCGCTTTTTGCCACGGGCCCAACGTACTTAAACGTTTCGCCCAACAATTGCAGGTTGACGTTGGCGCCAGTAAAGGCCGCTACAAGAACGTCTGTCGCCTTTGATAAATCCTCTATCGCCATGCCGTAACCAGCTAGAATGTTGGTGGTAATGTCGGCAGCCGTAACCATATCCACAGCACCAGCAGTAGCCATTCGAGTTACAACAGGTATCATTTCGGCGATTTCTTTAGCCTGGAATCCAGCCATCGCGAGAAATTTCATGCCTTCGCCAATACTAGACAGTGAATGCCGCGTGGTTGTGGAGGCTTGAAGTGCCGCAGCACTCAAGGCGTGGTATTCCTGAACCGTTGCCCTGGCGACTGCTTTCACCCGCAACATCGATTCTTCGTGATCCGCCGACGCTTTTACTAGCTTTCCAATGGACAGACTCATAGCGGTTAAGGCTAAACCTGCGTTACGCCCATACCGCGCTATTTCGTCCAGTTGGCGAGTAACGGACTTCGTGCTTTTCACAAACCTATCAGTTAGGCGGGTTGCTTGAAGGAAACCCTTCTCTAGCTGTGAAGTTGTGGCCGTTAGGTTAACCACCAACGACGCAACGGTTGCCATATTTTGCCACCACCTTTCTTTCGCACATATAAATCAAAGGGAGGCCCTAGCCTCCCTCGCTCAACTTGCCCATTTTCGCGCCGAACGCTTGCCCCAGCAATTGGGCGTTCATTTGTATTTCTTCTTCTGTTTGTTCCTTCTGCTGCAAACCAAACTTCGGCATAAAGTCGTCAGGTTTGAACCGTCTCCCATTTTTGCCCCTGTGTGCGTTGGCAACAGTGCTGGCTATGATACCAGCCTGCAAGTCCCCCCGAACTGCGCCCTGTGGATACATTTGCAGATACACCTGCCATTCGGTTAATTCGCGGCTTGTGTGCTTATCAAGCACCTCGCCCGGCGACATACCCAACAGAACGGCCAATTCAAAGACTAGTCGTCGAAGAGAGTCTCGTCGAAATTTTCGACCATCTCCTCCATATCTTCCTTAGTTAACCCACTAAGTTCAGTGGCAACTTTGGCAACACGCATAAGTGCCCTGGCGCTCTTCTTCGACAATGCCGCTATGTCATCGTCAGAGAACAGCCTGTTCCCGTCCTTATCAACAACACATAAAGCAACAAGTTTTTCCAGGGCATACCTGGTGTTTATTTGTCCCTTCTTTCCTTGCAAAGACTCCTCGTATTTCTGGCGTTCGCGTCCAGTCATACCCCGAACACCTACAATACCGCCCCATTCAGGGACTTCCACTTCTCTGACTTCAACGTCATTTGCACCCAAAATAGCTTCTTTGGTCAAGTAAACTTTCTTGGACATGGTTATACCTCCTTAATGTTGCAGGGGGCTGTTAAGCCCCCCTTATTAACTTTCTTTACCGAAAGACGGTTTTGCGGTAGCAGCCAAAGTAATAGTTGCTTCCAAAAGCCCATCTGACGTGATTTCGCCCGGTTCAAATCCGGCAATGTAAGCCTTAAATTCTAGGTAGTTATCCCCGTCTGGGTAGACAATGCGGCAAGTAACCAATTCCCGGTTTACCAACCGTTCGAGAAACGCCTTCTGGTCTTCATCATCTGGTTCAAACAGTACATTCAGGGTTGCATCCCCCAACCGAAGAATGGTTGGCTGTTTTTCCTCGACGCCGCCCTCGGAATCCAAAACGGTGGCGTCCGCCATATCAGCGGTTACACCCGGAGGTGTAATACTACGAATGCGGGCTATGTCTGTAAACGTGGACTCGCCCTCTTTCTTTACCTGAAACTTAGTTCCAATACCCCACATAACTTTCACTCCTTCTTATTTGTGTAATAAATGAAAAAGTCTACATCTGAGCGATATAGACCCGTCTCGTGTTCGTAACTATCCCGATAGTCTGCCTGTATTATTTGGGCCTTTATCTTGTCGCCCAACACCCCCACAAAGAAATCAAGGGCGTTATTCAGCGCTTGTGCGATCCTTCGTGCAAGCACTAGATCGTCCGCATAGGCAGAAAACTGGAATCTTGGGCTGTCAGCGGAATTTCCGCTAAGTGAAAGGGTTCGTGGCGAGCTGACACGTTGCCACACCACCGCAGGGGTTTTTTCCCCTTCCGGTATCGCCAAAGGGAACAATCTGTTCCCAATAAGCGCAGTCAGTTCATCATCGGCCAATAGATGAGCAACCAGCGCTACTTCAATATCCAAGTTTCTTCACCTCCTCAAGCACTGCCTCTTCCATTGTTTTGCGTGTCTGTTCCACTGCGTTATCGTGCTGCTCGTCCACGGCAGGACGCATAAACGGTTGTGCCGGGTGGAAAGACGTACCAAACTCCTGGTAGTAATCGTAAGAATGCCAAGAGCCTCTTTTCGGTTTCAGGCTGGAAGCCACTTGCACCCTCACTGCCCTGGAGCTTTGGTACGCAAAGGTGGAACGCAACGAATCGCGAAGTCGCCCGGTATCCACCGGAGCCTTTCGCTTCGCACTTCTTAAAATTGGTTCTGCGCCCGCCTTAGCCGCTTTGCCTAGCGAACGTCTGGTGGCGTTTTTAGGAATTTTCTTCAGGGCATTTTTGAGTTCCTTAGAACCCTTGATCTCTACGCGAATCCGCATTCAACTCACCTTTTCCTTGCACATAAGCTGAATCTCGTAATTTTGCTCCACTGGGTTCATGACGGACTCTATTTCAAATACCCTGTCGCCCCACCTAACACGCATGTCGGGCTTAATGCCTTTGATATAGCGGAATGAGATGCGGACTGTTTGCTCGTTAACAACTTGCCTGCTTTCCCAATATTCGCGCCCGCGCAGAGGATCAATTTCCGCCCACACAGTGGCGAATGGCACCCAGTCGCGGATAGGCTGGTTCAGTTCATTCCGGCCAATTTCAGTGTACTGTTCGATAACAACTTGATGGCGGAACACCCTTTTGCGTTTTTTCACGTTAACCACCAGCCTTCGCCTTGAGCATGCCAATCATAGTAATCAGGCTTTGGTCAGACACTTTTCCCACTTGCCCCGGATCTTCAAACCACCGCACAAGAAGCACCTGGGCTGTCGCTTGCGCCAATGGGTCAACCGGTTCTTCGTCACCCCACCGCTTTCCCGTAGCAACCGCCAGGTATTCTTCAATAGCAGGAACGTAGGAGAAGGCTTTCGGCGGTACTTGCTCCGGGCTGTCGTAGTCAAGTGCTTCGGCAACTTGTTGAGGGGTTAGTAACGCCATATCACCACCTGCCTTTAGGGAAGGGAAGCTCGAAGGCTTCCCTTAATCCCCAATGGTTTTTGTTACTATCACGGTGTAGACGGTTTCTGCGTCCCCGTTTGTAACCGTGATAACCGCTTCGTTTTCGCCACCCTCCCACGTGGCGGACGATCCGTTTGCCACTTCCTTGCCGTTTATCATAATCACAACTTCCGCTTCCTCATCGGCTGGGGTTGCTGTGATCTTGTTGGTGGCGTTTGTGGTTGTGGCTGTGTAGTACAGGACTTCGGGGTCAAACCCTACGGTTTCCCCGTCCTCCTGTACCAGAGTCAAAGTCCCTATCGCCAGCCCCGATAGGGACGAGTTTAAGGGTTTCCCGCGCCGCCCTCATCGGCACCCTTGCGGACAATGACAACACCGTGCGGATCGAGCAGCTTGCCGTCAGCAATCATGATGGCCTTGTCCACCCACTGGTTAGTGTCGTGATCGAAGTAGCGGAACAGGGCCAACTGCATGTTGGAGTTGATAACATAGTTGTTTAGGTTGGCGTAAATGGCAATCACGTCACCTGGATCGGAACCGTAAGGCCCACTGGCGTCATCGTAGGGAGCGATCACGTCGTCTTCAACAAGGATGACTTCCTTGCCGCCGAAACGCTCCTGCGGGCCGTTGGTGATGCCGTAGTTCACGCGTCCGACAGGCTGGCCGTTCTGATCCACCATGCCGTCAATGTAACTCTCGAAAGTGCCGCTCGCCATGTAGAAGGCGGCCCCAGCCTTGTAAGCCAAAGGCATTTTGGCGAACACCTTCTTCTTCCAGGCGGCCCAAGAGCCGATTTCGGACGGGCTGAGAGTTACAATGTTGTCAGAAGGAATTCGGGTGTCCTTGGTAATGCCAAGAGGCTTATTGTTGCCATCACCGGAAATAATGGCTTTGTCAAGAGCCTCAACCATGGCTTCAACAATCAGATCCCTCAAGGTGGACTCAAAGCTGTCCAACGTTACGGTGTCGGCAAGCAAGGAAGTGGCTACTTTTACCTCAAGCCCATGGTAGCTAAACGTGACAGAGTCCTTGGCCTCCACCTTCTGGCGTACACCGGAACCCTCGCCAACCCACTTAGCTTCGGGTTTCAGGGACAGGATGGGAACCTGCACTCCGCCCTTAACACTCAGCTTGCGCACACGGTTGAATACCTGTCCCCGGACTTTTAGCTCCTGAATGATCTCATTCAGAATTGTGGTGGGGACAATAGCAGCCAGATCGGTTACGCCAGCGAATGCGTCCGTAGGTTGATCGCCGGACCGCAACTCAGGTGTTACTTTACCGGTCTTGGCAAACTCCATGAACGCCTTGCGATACTCAACGGTATTCCACGGATCTTCTTCACGCCGTTCCTCCTTGGTGGCGGTGGTTAATTGACTGAAGGTAGCCATGGGGTTCAGCTTGCCTTCTGGCACCTGCGGGACAGGCTTCTGGCTGCGGAATTCTTCCTCACCAACCTTCTTTTCCACTTCTGCAATCATGTTGCGCAGTTCGTTAATTTCGGTGTTTAGGGTGTCAAGTTCCGCGCTGATGTTCCGCAGTTCTTGAATGTCTTCGGTTGTCTTTACTTTCTCTGCAAGTTCAGCCTTGCGGGCTTCCTTGGCAGTAAGCATTTTTTGTAGCTTGTCAAGCATGATGTTCACTCCTTCTAAAATTTGGAAAGTATTTGCGCCCGAAGTTTTTCAAGCGCCAACGCCTCCGCGTTCTTAGAAGAAGCCTCCGCTTCTTTAGCGACCTCCGCCGCTCGTGCAGCCTCCGCTGCCTTTTTCTCTATCTCGTACTGGGCTTCAGCCCAGGAGCGAGCAACAAGGGAAGTCTGTTCATAGGCCGGGAAAGTGACAGCCGACACATCGTAAAGACGCTTTATCTTCTTAATGGTGCGTGTTCGGGTGTCGCGGTCGTAGTCGTCTTCGGCCACGGTAAACGAAAAGCTCATTCTGTCGAAGAAACCGTTTTTGATGTCCTCAAACAGTTCCCGACCGGTGGCGTTCTTGCTCAGATCAGCTTCGATATACAAACCGTCCGGGCGAATAAACAACTTCAAAGTGCCATTTCTGGTTTTGGCAGCCGGTTTGCCCGTATGATCCACCACGAGCACAACATCGTCCATTTTGGCTTCATCGAAGGCCCGCGGATCGACTTTTTCTTTGTACTGAACACCGTCAATTTCGTAGATAACGGTTTCCTGATCAAAAACGACGGCCCGCCCGTAAACCATCATGCGCCCGTCGTCTTCTTGCCTATGTTCAAACCCAAAGGTTTTATAGTGTCTGTCACGCGTTATCAAAACCATCACTCCTCTTCCTGGGTTTCTTCATCATTGTCTTCCTCAATCTCCGCCACCCTGTCCTGGAAGGCTTTTACCCGCCTCATTTGGTACTCGTCAGCAATGGCGACAGAAATGTAGTTCAGAGAAATGGTTCGCCTGTTGCCTTCTTCACCAGGAAGCGGTGGATAGCCGATAATTTGTAGCTTTTGGTTGTCGGTTAATAACCCTTGCTCACCAGCGATTTTCAGCAGGTTTAGCTTAGTCTGCATGCTCATATACATTAAGTCCCGCTGGTAGAACACAACCTGGTTTCCGTGGTTTAGCTCGTTCTCGGTGAACAGGCACGCCGAAAACGCTTGACTCATGCGGATAATAAGGGGTTCGAGTTCTTGCTCATACCAAATCTGGTAGTCTTCCCCGGTGAAGTTCCCGGACAAAATTTTTAGCGGAACGCCTACCCAGTTAAGAATTTTGTCTTGGATAAAGGCCATTGTTT